GGGACCACCAGCTTTAAGACTTACTCCTAAAATACTTCCATCACTGTATATTAAAAACATATCGCCTGGGTGTCCTTTTGGAACTCCAGTTGGTTTAGTTCTATATCCCCAATATACAGAGCTAACTCCTTTATCTTTATTTGAATCATAGATAAACCTAGTTATACCAATTGCATTGTTCATTTTTTCTTCAAACTTAGATGATGTATCTGCCTTATTAATTGTTTCTTGTGCAGCTACTCTATCTTTACTACCGACACAATTTAATTTTGATACCTCTACTGACATTAAATATTTGTGAAAACCATCTACATCACTAGGATTGTGTTTAGTTTCATATGCGATACATGGAAAGAGTTCTGTAATACTAGCGTTTAATGTAGTTTCTTGCATACCACCAGCACTAGGCTTCACGAATATACGAAAGTTCATTCCATCATGTGTGCCGTCAATAGGGTCAACACTAGATTGTGCAGAACCAAGATTTGCAGATATCCCTGCTTGATTTAAATTTCTAAGTATTTCATCTCTGTCCGTTTCTCTATCTTTAGAACGAACAATTATAACAGTTCTTTTTGCTGACGATTGTCTTTCTGATTTTTCAAAAGGCAGTCCACCAAAAACCTCTGTAGGAAGTTGTACTTCCTCAACAAAAAGAAATTGAATCTTATTATCTGGTTTTATGTGGTTTTCTTGAATCGGTCTGACTTGACGAATATATTTTCGTAATCCCATTTCAAACTCCCATTTGTACAAATAGTTTTATATGACTATTTATAATGGGTCAAACCTTGAAGTCGTCATACTTGTTTTCTTTGAACTTTACACCGAAAGATGTTTTATCAAATACTGGTTCTTGCCCATTATCAACCAAGTCATCTTGTTCTTTCATTTCCACATCGTATAACAACATTTTAGATCTGTCAATACCAATAACAAATCTTTTATTCACTGTTGGATCGTTGTATCTGTTCTTGAGTTGTTTGACAAGTATCTGTCCAAGTTCTTCCATCTCCTCGTTGGAGATGAGTGCAAACATGAAGTCAGCAGTCGCAGGGAGGCCGAACGATTCAGATGTGTCCTCAAGCCCGATGTCCGTTGAGGTGAAACCACCCCTCGTTGTTTGCGTTGCCGACATAATTGGAACATTACACTCAACGGCAAGCCCTCGTAGTTCCTCTGCAACAGATTTGATATAAGAGTACGAATTAACATTTGTAGCTCCTTTGAACCTAGATGATGCACATATATTTAGATAATCTATGAATATGATATCTGGTTTAAAGGTTCTTTTAATTGCAAGTTCTTTTATTAATCCACGAAAGTGATTACTGTGTGCAGATGCAGTTGGATATTCTTTGACAATCAACTTACCATTTGTCTTACTCATAAGACTTGCAATCTTGTTATCAAACATCTTCTTGGGCAGATCATGTAAATCTTCCATAGAAACATTCATAAGATTTGCATCAATACGTTCTGCAATACGTTCCTCTGCCATCTCCAAAGTAATATACAAAACATTCTTACCTTGAGACAAACAGTTTGCAGCCATGTGACACATAAACAAAGATTTACCGACACCAGTTCCAGCAAGTGCGATATTCAAAGTCTTTTGTGGCAAACCACCTTTTGTAATCTTGTTGAAAAAGTCTAGATCAAATGGTATGCGTTCTTCTATCTTATGATAAAACTCAAACCGTTTATCACTATCATCAAAATAATCATGCCCGACAGCATTATCAAATGAAACTGCAAGGGCGTCAGTAAGGATGCTAGGTATAGCATCTGGACTGCGTTTCTTATCTTTTCCATCAATGATTGAAATACCTTCAACAACCGCATTGTAAATCGCCTTATCTTTACAAAACTTTTCTGTCGTATCCACTAACCAATCAAAGTCTACTTCATCTGGGTTTAACGATTGTATCAGCTCAACGACTTTACCATGTTCTACCTCTGTTAAATCTTTTCTGTTCTCAATCTCTATCTCAAGAGAAACCTTTGTAGGCATCTTCTTATATTTATCTACAAAGCTAGTGATCTCTTCAAATACAATCCTCTCTTCTCTGATATCAAAATAATCTGGTTTTAGAAAAGGCAGAACCTTTCTACAGTAATCCTCATTGAATACTAGATTCGATAGTGTCGTTTTCTCTATTGTCTGATTCATTCATTTCCTCTGCGTCTGGTGTTTGGACAATGATAATGTGGTACAAGATATCACCTAGCAATTTAAAGAAGTCATCTCCAAACTTCTCTTTTGGTATCCCATTGTTTTCTAGTATATCATACTCAAACTTTAAATTCAACTTGTTTTCGGAATTTAATTTAGTTTCATCTGGCAAGACAACTCGCCCATATTTATAAACCACACCCCAAAAATCAGTTTCTTTTGTAAGCCCAATACAAGTTTGATCTGGATATTTTTCACTTGTAAGGAATACAAATTTCTCTGTTATGGGATCTTTTAATAATTGTTCTTTAGTTGGTAAATCACTCATTTTAATCCACCTATACATTCTGATTTCCAACTATCAATGTAATCATCATCACCTTGATAGTTTCTTGTTTCTGTTGTTATCCATATCTTACCATCTTTTTTTTCGTAAGTCAAGACCTCTTGTTTTATCAAGCCAGGTCTTGGTTTTTCTAGTCTTAAATTTTCCACTATATTTACTCCATTATTTTATTGCGATTGCACCAACAAATGTGTGGTTTCTCCAGAACGGCTGGACTCTACTTTCATCAAATCCAGCATGATACAGATTATCCAATATCTCTGTCCATGTATTAGGTTTCATCATATGTCTAAGTGTTCGTTCTTTGTCCATGATATCTTCAGTTGTGAATGTTTCTCTTTTATAGTCATAGTAATTAAATGTCATCATGTCTTGTAGTCGTGCATCTTCACAAATTGTTTTCTCTGCAAATATATATGCACCACCATGATTCAATCCCTCGTAGATTTTTTGAAGAACTTCTTGTCTATGTCTAGGTGGCATAAACTGTAAAGTAAAAATAGATGTAATTAAACAACAGTTTTGAAATGTATAATTACGAATATCATCTTTGATAAAGTTTACATCAGCCCATGGATATGTAGAACTAATGTGTTCATGTCTACCATCTAAGTCATCATAAAAACCCTCTGCAATTTCTACTCCAACATAAGTTGCCTTTGTGCAATGATCCTCATTTTCTTCTAAGAGAGCTTGTGTTAACTTTCCTGTTGAACAACCAATATCAACGACATTTGTATCATCCTCTACAAAATAACGTGAGTAATTTATCACATCGTTTAGTAGATGACTATAACCACGAATTGACTTTTCAATGTGTTCATCAAAACCTTCTTCTCTATGTGCAAATGTAAAGTCAGCCATTCTTATATACCTTTATAACTTTTTCATAAACCGAATCTGCGATAGCTTTTAGTAGTAGTGGTGGCACCATTCTACCGATACGTTCTGACTTCTGATTCCACTTACCAGTCAGAACAAAGTCATCTGGTAGTGATTGTATTCTTTTCAGTTCACCTATCGTTAGTTTTCTAGGTTCACTCCAATGAAACGCACCAGCAGTTGTATCATTACTACCCATCGCAGTAAGTGTTGGTGCTGGAGCTTTGAGTGATACTCTTTTCAAATTAAAGTGATGACCCTTGTGATGATAATCTGCACCAGTTAAAACTTTATCTGGATTGTTAGGCATCTTACTGCCAGTGTCTTTCCAATATGCAGTTTTAGAAAACTTCTCTGTCAATGTCTTTACTTCTTCCTCATCATAAACTAAACCCTCTAGTGCTTGACCTAAAGGGATTACATCTTTACTTTCTACTGGAAATATACTAGAAATATTCAAAAATGTCAACCCTACTTTTTCTGTTATGTCACTTCTAATTCCTATGAAGAAAACACGATTACGAGTTTGTGGTACACCAAAGTAACCACTGTTTAAAACTTTTGCAGATACATCGTATCCTATGTCTTCAAATGTATTTTGAATCTTGTTAAAATATGTTTTGGCCTCACCCATAGTCAAGCCTGCAACATTCTCTGCGATAATAACTTTTGGTTTAATAACCTCTGCAACTCTAAGAAACTCAAAAAATAAATCTTCTACATTTGTAACCTCTTTGATATCACTGTAACCTTTAGTTTTGCCAAATGCATTTTTGTGTGTATTACCTTTACCATGTGACATATTACCTGCGACCGAAAATGCAGAGCATGGTGGACTACCATCCAATACATCTAATTCACCAGCCTCTAGTCCAGTGATATCTAAAAACTCTTGGCCTGATAACTTCTTTATGTCATCTGGTAATATTGGAGTTGCTGGGTAGTTTTGACCATAAGTGGTTCTTGCCTCCTCTACAAACTCGTTCACCGCAAGTATCTTACCACCAGCAAGACGATAACCTGTTGAAGATCCACCACCACCAGCAAAAGTAGATATTACAGTAAACTTTTCTTGTGCAGATGCATCATTCACATCTTTTAAATTATATGGGTAATATACCATGTCTTTCCTTTTTATACCAATCTCTACAAACGTCCATCATTCTTTTTCTGTTATTAAAATTTATGTCACTATTATTTAGCAGAGTTTCAAATAACTTATTAATGTTAGAACCAAGATGTAAATTTATATGTTGACGTACCTTACCATACTTTTCAAGGTTAGTAAAGTCTTTTCTTAAAATTTCTTTTTGTCTAGGAATATTTAACTCTTGCCATGAAAAATCCATAAGATATTCTCTAACCTTTGAGTCTAGGAAAGGAGTGATATGAATCTTACCATGTTTAGTTGCAAGAGCCGTGTGCTCTTTATAACCAGCGCAATCACCATCAAGATAATTTCTTCTATATTGATTAAATGTAATTGATTGCATCTTTACTTTTTCACAATATTTTAAATGATTATTCCATTTCTTAGGATTACTATATCTCATAACCGCAGTCTTACCATTAGGTATTAGCCCATCGGCACCCCATCCTGTGGCCACATAACGCTGGTAAATTTTTGGGTAAACGTATAGAAATGGGAATAAGCACTCAAAGTGAACCTTCTTACGACAACCTAGTTTTACTAATCTATGCCAATCATCTACTAAATTTGATGTGGGAACAATTACACTATTAAACTCCCAACCCATTATTTCAGATACTTCTTTTGCCTTCTCATAATCGTAAGATACATCATCCTCTAAATGAAAACTATACGCAACAACTTTGTATCCAAGGTCATGAATCGCAGTTGCGACACATAAACTATCAACTCCACCAGATAAAAGTACAGCAACATCTTCTTGGGGGTGTATTTTTTCCAATATATGATTTTCTAATAGTTGTTTAATCATTTACTGTAACTTTATTTTTCTTTGGTTGCCATCTAGCTAAAACATCCCATGTCCAATGACCTTCTTTACCATATGCTTTAAATAAGTTTTCAATTATTGGAATCAAGTCTTTTTGTTTATCGGGCCACATATCTGCATACTTTTTAAAACTTGAACGTCCATGTAAAAATGGTGTGTGTAAAGTTCTTTTTAAATTAGCAGGGTCATCTAACCATCTAACAAAAAAATCCCAACCATTAAAACCATTAGCAGCATATACTGTAGATATAACTTTAATATCATGGTTATCTGATTTATCTTTTGGATTTTCAATTTCTTTAATATCAGCATCTGTATAAATTATTCTCTCCATGTTAGGTGGAAGTTCATTATCAGATATTTCCCCATTAAGACGGACTCTTAATTTTGGACGGATTTTATCCCAATCTGTTGAGGAAGAAGCACCCAACATACGAGCTCTCTTTCTAACTCTTTCATCTTTGTGAGATAAACCATACTTTAAACATAAATCAAGACAGCTTTCAATGATTTCCTCTTCATCAGTATTCATACGAGAGATTGGTTCATCTTTTGCATTATCCCAACGTAAAATATCTCTTAATGTTTCTGGAGAACACTTACTCCAATCTGACTTGGGAACAAAAATAACTTTTAATTCTTTTACATACCTTCTAACATTCTCTTTCATCATTGCTTCGATTGAATGTGTATTACCACCTCTTTGGTGTTGCCCTGGGCCATAAAAATCTTCTAAAAGAATAGTTGGTCTAATAGTCTTTATTGCTTTACCTTTAGTTGCTTCTATATCTTTTCCAATATTATTTACATGAGTTAAATTTATATCAAACATTCTAGGTTGAGCTCGGCGCAAATTGTATATGTGATTAATAGTATCTTTTCCAGTTTTATATACTTCATTTTGAATATTGTTTATGATTTTATCAAATATTTCTTCTTGAATACCTAAAGTTTTTAACTTAGTGCCACTAACATTACTTTCGTTAAAGAATGGAACATTGTTAACTGCGTCAATTTCTTTTAACACCTTTTCCTCCTCTACAAGAATAGATGAGTCTTGACCAACTTTTAAACAAATAATTCTCCAATCTTTTCCACTCATGGAGTCAAAAAAGGTTTGTGTTTCTGTTGAACTTGTATAATCTGATTCCATAAAAATTGCAACTGTAGATGTAGTTTGTGAACCAAAATATCTATCTTTACCATCCTCATTAGGTTCTTCAAATATTATTAAATAGAGTCTACCAGTAGTATTTGACTCTACATCTTTTCTTTCAACTATATCATTATGATACATACGATTATTCGTATGGGGTAAGTCTTTAACATCATCCCATGTTACTTCTTCTATATATTTCTTTAATTGTTCTTTGTTCATACAAAAAACTCCTCTAATGTTCCTTGTGTTCCATAACTTCGATCCACCAACCAATTTATCTTCTGCAATATAAAGTTAAGTGGCTCTACAAACGACTTTTCAAACTGTATATCATAGTCTATTATTTTGTGAAAGTCAAGTTCTTTTGGTAAAAAAGTTATAAAAGATATTGAACTACACTGATACACGTTTGGTTGTTTTAGATTAATAAACTTGATTTTGTCTCCCTCAAGAATGTATGGATATTTGTTACCTAATTTATTTTTACGAACCAAATGATTATATAGGATCGCACCCTTCACATGAATAGGAGCACCCTTTGCAAACAACTGATTGGAATCACTAAACTTTGACAATCCATTTACACTTCTAGGATACGCAATCTCCTCTGGTGGTAGTGTCATAAACTCCTCACGAAAATTCTGTATGAATGTGTTGAGTTCTTTCTCTGTACCATTCATAATAATCTTCAGGCCTTCTTTAATCTTCTCACGACAAGGTTCTGGAGTAGATGACTTGACAGCTTCGATACCCATGATCTTGAGTTGCGGTTCTTTATATTTGACACCCTCGTTATCATGCACGTTAAGAATATATCTTTTCTTTGCAGTCCAGATACCTTTATCTGCAATCACCTCTCTGGACATCTCCATCTTTTGTTCATACGAGTTTACATACTGATGCAAATCCTCGTAACTCTTATTAATAAAAGGTTCAATTTTCTCTCTGGCCACTGTATCCAAGAATGGGACGACTCTGGAGGAATCTTGTTCTTCTTTAAAAACCTTATCAACAAGTTTGTCAAAAACAACATATATCGAGTCTGTATCTGACGCAACAACGTAATCCTCATTATTGGTTTTAAGCAAGTCATTAAGATAGTCGTTAACAGCAGACTCAATCCAACGAATAGATAACTGACCAGAAGTAGTAATTGCTTCAGCAACCAAAAGATCATAGTAACGAAACCAATTATTACCAATAGCACCATATGCAGAGTTGAGAGAAATCTTTTTAGCAAGTTGGATGTTGTTATACTTTGCAATATCTTTGAGTAGTTTTGGGTTCTTGGTGTTCTCATAGTCTTGCTTTGCCTGTAACATAAGTTTCTTATACTTGACACGATCATCATACATGGACTGCATTATCTCAGGCAAAAATCCTCTTTTTGTTGTTTTGAACAATGCACCATTTGGTGTGAGTGTTACACCTTTGAGTATTGATGTATCTACCTTTTTGTCAAGTAGTTTATCAACTGACATATCCTTCACCTTGTCTTGTGCAACAAGTGTTTCTGGTGATATGTTATATTGCATAATCAAATGTGGATACAATGAGTTCAGATCAAAAGACATAACCCACTTGTGCATACCAAGCTGTGGTTCTTTGACATACGCACCCTCAAACTTTTCTGACTTTTCTGATTTTCTCTTTTGTGGTATGACGATATTCTTTTTAAGTAGGAAGTTGTAGATTAGAATATCCCAGTATTTTGTAGAACCAAGAACATCCATGAAGTTTACTTTTGCATCATAGGCCATGGTGAGACAAAGTTCAATTAACTTCATCTTATCTTCAAGCCTATCGACAAGTTCCACATCTTGAATGTTATATTCTAGGAAAGATTGAAAATCTTTTGTGTACCAATCCTTAAATGTTTCATATGGATTACCAGACTTTTTCTCACCAAGTTCTACATATGCAATATGGTCAAGACGATATGATTCTTGTGCAGTGTATGTAAACTTACGATACAAATCAAAATAATCTAGATGTGCAACACCTTGTATGTCATACAGTTGATGCCGTCTACCCATCTTGTAAATCTCTTTATCAGATACGTTTCTCCAAGGTGACAATCTTTTGAGTTCATCTTCACCACAAAGATTCTTGATGCGATTACACAAATAAGGCACATCAAAAAACTCTGTATTCCAACCAGTGATGACATCAGGCTGGTGTCTTTCCCAGAAAGTAAGAAACTCTTTGATTAGATGTATTTCACTCTCACATTCAATGTAAGTTACATCATCACGATTGTTAGTAAATTCACCGATACCCCAGACAACAAACTTTTTACTTTGATGGTTTTTAACTGTGATTGATAACAGTGGTTCTATGGCATCCTTTGGATTAGGAAAACCATTTTCGCACTGCACCTCAATATCAATCGTGACAATAAGTATCTGGTCAATATCCCAACTTACATCATTAGGATATTGTTCTGCGATATAATTATACGCATACATATTGCTACCATAGATAAGATGTGGTTGGTTCTTGTAAGACTCCAACCATTCTTTTGCTTCTTTGATAGTATTGTGTTTAATAGGTGTGACATATTTACCACAGAGAGTTGTATGCTCAGTCTGTTTTGCAACAGGAGCGTACAGTGTGGGAGAATACTTGACCTTACGGACAAGTCTTTCTCCGTTCACAACTTCTCTTAATAACAGATAGTTACCCCATTGAGTAATATTGGTGTAAAAGTTCATTATGTAAATATATCACACTTTTTATGTTTAGTCAACCAACATTTGTTTATCGTCATAAACCTTGTTGATGATATCAAGATTGTCTTGTGCATCAGCCATTGCACTAACAAGTTTATCCATCTCTTCAATATGTTGAGGATGTTCTCCAATCGCAACTGGATTGTTTGCATACACTTTCAAAGTGACCTCTGCCTCTTTGTACTGTGCTTCATACTTTGCTCTCAACGCATCTAACATTTGGTGTCCTATACAAGCCATTATCTTTTCTCCTATTTCCAATTTTCTCTGTTCATGTATATTTTTAGTATTTCCTGTGTTACACTTTTATCTTTTGTAACCTCTTCAATGCCACCTAAGCCTGGTGTCGCATTAACTTCAAGTATATATGGTTGCTCTTTTTCCCTATCTTTTGCTGGTAGTAAATCTACACCAACTAAATCACCGTCAACCAACTGTGCTACTTTTATTGCTGTCTCTTTTTCCATATCTGTAAGTTCTATTGATTCTGTTTTTGCGCCCAAGGAGGCATTACTCCTAATATCATCATCCATTACATTTCTTCTCATTGACGCAAGCACTTCACCATTTACCACTAAAACTCTAATATCATAATCAATCTTGATATACTCTTGAACTAGAAGATCCACATATGGTTGTAAAAAACTTAACATCTGAACAGTGGGGTGCAGAGACTTCATACTTTCCATTATGATAACACCAACTCCAGTTTGACTACCACTAGATGATTTTAGTATCAATGGAAACTTTAACCCACCCTCTTTTACAGCTCTTTCAGAATCATCTGAATATGTTATCGGAACTGTTATTGGACTTCTTAAATTGTTTTGTTTGAAAAGTTGATCGCAATAATATTTGCTTGAACACACATCCCATGTTTTTATAGATGGTATAGTTTTGAAACCTTTATCTTCTAGCCCTCTAATTATATCTACCCATCTTCTATTTGTGGTGTAACCAAAAGTTCCTAGTCCTCTTGCAAATATCAAAGTATTATCTGGATTTATTTCAATTGGTTTCTGATACTTTGCACCACCAGATTCAGTTGGCATAATCACAACACCATCATCGTCAAATTCAAAAGAATTTATAAACAGTTTTCCATTACTTTCAGAAACAAAAAGACCAGTATACTCAACATTAAAAATTTCAATACCAACTTTTTTTGCTGAATCTGTGTACAACTTAAAATCTGGTCTTTCTCTTTTACCAACATCTCGCACATCTTCATTTGAGTTGTTGAACACAATTAATCTATACGACTCCTCTTTCTGTTCTGTAATGAATGAACTGAACTTCTCCAAAACTAAGCCTCTCTTTTTTTACCTATGTTGTATTTAGTTTCAAGTGTCCAGTCATCTTTCTCTTTGAATGAGATAATCTTTATCTGACTTAGTGGTGCAGTTACGTCTGTCGTGCCTTTAACATTCACTAGACCCCAATCACTTAATAGTTTTGCGATTGTGTTTCGTCTTGCAATATCATTCTCTGACAGATTAGTCTGTTTACCATCAAGTGCAAACAGCTCTTTGAAATGCACAATGTAATACTTACCTTGTTTGTGCAAGATATGACATGATTGATATAATACTTTTTCTTTTCTGGAAGCAACGCCTATTCGTGAAAGAGTCTCACGAATCTTTAGGAAGTCATCTGGTTCTTTCAGTTCAACTTCAAGCATTTGCTCTTGTGTCCAATTAATGCTTTCCATTTTTTCCACCTTTATTCAAACTATCCTTGATAGTTTTTATCTGTTCATCATTAAGTAAGTTAAGAGCAGACTTTGCCTTTTCATTACTGTAACCATAATACTCTTTAACACACTCTATGTTTTTTAGTTTTTTCGCCTTCATCCAAGGAACATATCTTTTCCTTGTTCTTACACTATTTAGTAAAAAGTCAAACTGCAACTTTTTATCTAGGTGGTGGTGTTTGTTCATTTCGTTGACAAGCATTATAGTGTCTGGAAATGGTGCAAGACATTTGTTGATAATAAATGATGGATACTTCTTTTCCCACATCTCGTCATCTGTATCCATCAGATTTTTCTTTTCGTGATTGATTGCATTTAGATAATCCTTGAGTTCATAAGTCATTTGAACTTCACCTGTCCCATCAACTCTGTGAAGAACGCAAGCATATTTATTTCTTGGTCTGCGACAAAGGCTGACTTGTATTGATACTCTGCAAGGATAACGACAGCATGAGGAATAGTGGAACTATCCAGATTATCATAAAGGGAATCATAAACCCTACGAAAAATACGAACTGGATCGTTGTCCAGATTGTTGACAACCCACTTACGAACTTCGGTAATATTTTTATCTTTAAGACTTTTATAAAGTTCACTAAGATTACTCTCTGATAGATTTACTAAGACACCAGCATCTATCTTACCAGATGCAGAATATCTTTGTAACTCATTTAGAACCCTTCTCCAATCTGGGAAGAACTTATTCATAAGTTCTGCAACAGCCTTAGGTTCAAACTCTACTCCCTCACTATTTAGAATATCACCGACTCTTGCAAAGAACCTACTTGCAAGTTTTGGTTTCTGACTATTAGGGATAATGAAATCTACGACACTGCATCTAGAATGAAGTGGTGGTATCAGTCTATTCTTAAAGTTACAAGTCAGAATAAATCCACAGTTCTTGTGAAACTCCTCCATGAAACCACGCAGAGCAGGCTGTGTTGATTGAGGATTTAGATAGTCTGCCTCGTCAATGATCAGATACTTTCTACCACCCTCAAGAGATACAGTAGATGCAAAGTTTTTGATTTTAGTTCGTAGAACGTCAATACCAGATTCCTCTGAACCATTTATCATCATATACGTTGAACCGATTTCATCTATCATTGCTTTTGCAACAGTGGTTTTACCAACGCCTGGCCCACCACTTAAAATCATATTAGGTATATGTTTGTCTTGAACAAATAGTCCAAAGGTCTTTTTTAGTTCATCTGGTAAAACACAGTCACGAATAGTGTTAGGGCGGTATTTTTCAACCCACAAAAAATCTTCCATAATATAACCCCCAACTTAAACTGTATAAGTTGATTCGGGTTCAAGAGCAATCCAATACTCTATATCACTACTCTTGTTTTTATAATGACTGATATTTTTAGCAGACACCTCTACGTCATAAGTTCCATCAAGTAGTTTAAGATTTTCTACTTTGAAGAAGAAGTTAAACTCACCATCACTTTGAGTATTTACATCCAAAGAATAATTATTTGCAGTATCATTCTTTTTATCTTTTACTGTAAGTGAAGAACCACTACCATTTTTTTCTAACACCATGTCTGGTGCTCCGATTGCAGATGCAGCCCTTTTGAGTTTTGATAGGTCATCATTACTCATTGTGAACTTGACTTCATTAGACGGCATAGTAATCATTTTACTAGGACTTGTAACGACTGATGGATCTGAATAGAAATACTTCATCTTAGTTGATGGTTTATTCTCTTCAGTGATTGTTACATAACTATCAGAAAAATCTAAGATAGGATTCTCAAACAATGATAGAGCTCCTAAGAACTCATTCAAATCATAGATAGCAATCTCTTTTGGAAAAGTCTCCTCTACAGTTGCACGAGCAATGATGTTTTTCATCGCAGACATTGTTGACATCTCGTTACCCTCTTTGATTACGAGATTTTGATTTATAGTTGCAAAGTTCTTCAGCACTGAAGTTGTGTGATTACTTAGTTTCATTTTTTGTTTTCTCCAATTTATCTACATATAATGCGATAATACCATAATGTATTACTTTTAGCAAGTCATTTCTATCCTTGCCGTTCTTTTTTCCATATCGTTGTGCATACTTGAGTATGTTACCGATACAAAACCCTTCACCATGACCACCATCAATAATAAACTCTGTAGCCTGAAAGTTGTTTTGACTATAGTGTTGATCATATGTTTGGTCAATGTAAGACTTCAGCTCTGCCAAAGTCTTACCCTCATCATATTTGTAATCTATCATTCTTTGATTTCTGCTCCAGTTACTTTGTTTACTTTTTTCCTACCACGAAACTGTGATACGATTCCTTCTTTTTCTTCATCAGACATTTCACCAAAAGCTTTACCATTTATCTTGAAGTTCTGATTGTTAAATAAGTTTACGTTTGCAGAGAATGTTCTTCTCTCACCCTCACCAAAGAATGGATTGACTGAATGTCTCAACCAGTTTGGGAAAATAATAAGAGTTCCTTTTTCGGGCTTTACATATTCTTCTGTAACAGGTCTTAGTGCAACAACATCTCTCATTACGTTCTGACCCCAGTTGAAATATGTGTATCCATCTACAACACCACTTGCGTGATTGATATCTACACCACCACCTAACTCTGATGGATCTGGTTGTTTCTGAATACACTCTGGAACTTTTAGATACATAATCATCGAAAGTCCTGCTTCAGTTCTACAACCATGATCATGCAATGGATTATAGTCACCAGCATAACTATGAACTGTCCAAGCCTCAAATGCATCAGCAGTCACATCTTGACCATAACCTTGTTGCATATATGTTTTGCAACACTGATCAATAATCTTTTTGAATTGTTCACCAACACTACCATCCAAAAGAGGAAAACTTAGTTGTGCAGATTTTTTATCACGATTGATCTGACCGACCAATCCATCTGAATAATCATCATTTGCTGGGATATTAACATTATCAATATGGTCATTTAGTTCATCAATGACTTGTTCTGGAATTTCAACCTTCATCATATGGACTGCGAGTTTAGTTCTCATTGCAGCTTTGATGCCAGGTTTTTCAAGTTTGTATTCTTTTACAATTCTGTCGTATTCTTCAGAACCCTCTGGGTATGTTACACCATCAGGCATTTTAACTTTTTTAATGATTGGATCTTCTGGAGACACTTGTTCAGTAATGATCTCTGGTTTTACATCTTGTGATGTAGTGGACATATTTTCATCTAACTTTGCTACTGCACCATCTTGTATTCCTTCTGGTGGCAAGTCAAAAACTTTGATTCCCATAATATAGGCTCCTTATCTATAGATTTGTTATTCTGACCATAATACCACAAAGAGGGGTTATGTGTCAACCCCTCTTTGGTATTTTTTTTATTTAATTTCAATAAGTTTTGGTTTCTTTTCCTCTGGGATAATCTGTTCCAGAGAAATAGTTAGAAGTCCATTTTCTAATTTTGCACCATTAACTACAACATCATCTGCTAAAGTAAACTTGCGGCTGAACTTTCTATATGAGATACCTTTGTGTATAGTCCACTCATCAGATTCTTCACTTGTTTCTTTTACAGAACGAATCGTAAGCACACCTTGTGCGACCTCGACTTCAATATCTGATTTATCAAAACCAGCAAGTGCCATAGTAATTTCATATCCATAATCAGTTACTTTCTGAATATTGTATGGGGGGAAGCCTGTGGATTGTTGTTGATGATTCCAGTAATCGTTTAGACGATTAAACTGTCTTTCAAAACCCACGGCATAGGGGGTGATTTGATTAAAATTGTCAATAAGACTTAATGCGTTTCTTACCATTTTTTTTCTCCTTATAAAAGCAAGACTAACGTGACAACCCTTAATGGCATTGTCCTATTATATATAGGGATTGTAATCCTAAATTACAACCCCTACATTAACTTTTTTTAGAATTTTGATTCTTCAACCATTTCTTCTAATGTTTCCTCTGGAGTATTTTCCTCTAAAGGATTTACACCAGCATCAATCTTGGAGTATAGATCCAAGAAGGATTCTTTAGTGTCTTGATCGAACCTCGACACACAAAGTTCGATTGACTTTTGTTTGTCCTTGAAAATCGAAAACGATTTTGCAATGTGGTCTAGTCGCCGAGTTGAGATCAACTCATCAACACCACCATCAAAGAAGGTCTTACGAATAACTTCAGACCAAGTGACCAGATTAGTTGCAAAGTCCTCATCTACAACACCATACTTTTTCATCGAACCAAGAACAATCTTTTTCTCGACTGATGCAGCAGGGTATGGTTGTTCGATAGTAATTGCAAACCGTTCTAGGAAAGCCTCGTTAAGAATGTTAGTTCCAATGAAACGTCCATCCTCTGAACCTTTACCTTTAGTGTTGGCAGTTGCCATCACGTTGAAACCCTCTTTTGGAGTAATCCACTTGTTGACTTTCTTGAGATAAACACCCTTACCTTCAAGAACTGGTTGCAGACACATCAACTTGTTTGAACCCAAGTCACACTCATCAAGAAGCAAAGTGCAACCACGTTCCATTGCCTCGACAACTGGGCCAGGCACAAACTTGGTTTCACCATTGACCAAACGGAAACCACCGAGCAAATCATCTTCATCAGTTTCGATAGTGATGTTCACACGAATCAGTTCCTTACCCATCTCGGCATGAACCTGTTCGATCATAAGTGTCTTACCATTACCAGACAAACCAGTGGTAAAGACTGGATAAAATATTCCAGACTTGACAATCTGTTTAATGTCCTTGAAGTGACCCCAAGGAACAAAACCCTCAAAGGCACTAGGAACTAAATTCTGACGTTCCATATTAGATGCAATCAAATTCACAACAGCACTCTCTGTTTCAGTTGGAGTGTTTACTATCGTTGTTGGAGCAACCTCTCCAGGCAACTTGAACTGGTTATGTGCAACCTTGTATTGTTTCATAAACCAACCAGCAAGTGGCACACCAGCATTTGCAGATGCCTCTCGCACTTGTTGTTTGTTAATCACAGTTCCGATACCAAACATTTCAGTTGCAGAATCTACGAACTTTTGTTTTTGTGGTGAAAAAATCATAATGTAACCTCTCTTTCAATTCTCATCATATATATATGCTAACACGATTCGTTTTGTTTGTCAAGTGTTATGCAACCATTTTTATAAAATTATTTAACAATGGTCTATTGACAATCTTACCAACCGACATTTTTGAAAACGCACGTTTCAGTTGAGCCTTACTCGCACCAACCTCGACATCAAGTTCAGAGTCCATATCCATACCACCTAACCCAGGCAAGATATAGACAGTATCAAAACCTTGTGCATTTGGAACGATACCCACGTTTTCTTTTTTAATCTTTTTTGCGATTTCAAATGAGGCATCGTAACTACCATAACCCATAACATATTCTACTTCAGATGGTTTTACAAAACCCTTCCTACCAGAACCAGCAACAAAGAAGTTTGTCACACTCATATCAGGCACTCTTTTTCTTAGAAGATCTAGAAAAGCACTCATCTGGGTATCCCGATCATCATTGTATGAGTCAGAGCTGACTTTGTTACCGAACTTCTGATCAACATAGACAGAACGACCAACACCATATCCATAGATACCCTCGTAACTCTCAAGAGTTTCACCATTATGAGTCTGATACTTATGAACACCACCGATTTTGTGACTAGCACCATCAGTAAGGAAAATCGTATGAACTTTCTGGACGTTATTTACTTTCTTAAACTCTGGGACTACTTGCAAAGCAGCAATGATTGCAGAGTTTAGTGGAGTGCCACCCAAGTTTAACATCTTTGGCACGTTATATGGATAACCCTCTTTTCTCCAATCTCTATAAGACCACTTACTCGCAATCATGTAGAGATAGTGCATCATATGCATTTCATCTTTATTTTTCATCTTACTTGAAAAGAAGTGTAGAAGATTAAACGCATCTATTTTCAACTCGCCAGGCTTGAAAGGATTAATACTACCACCACGATAACTAAAATTACCATTTCTGTAGTATGCATCAGAGAAAGCATACACATCAAATGGAATGTTTACTTTCTTACAGAACCAAATCAAGTTGAACAACTGGTTTAGAGTGCCTTTAAGATTACTAGACATTGATCCAGACCAATCTAGGAACATCACTAATCCGTGATTAGTTGCACCAGGCAAGGTAGTGACTTTTGCAAACAAGTCATCATTGAACTTGTAAGTGTGTAAAGCACCCATATCTAAAACACCAGTCTTAGAAGTCAAAGCCTTTGCATACTGGTCAGCAGACTTTTTCATCTCAAACTCTTTTACCATATAGGCAATAGTTTTTTTACTGTCATTCTTAGTTTTGTTAAACTCTTCTAATGTCTTATCAAAGTAAAGAGCACCATCAGTTTTAATCTGATCACTATAATGATTCTTGAAAATCTCTAAAATAGTGGAAGATGAAACTATAATTTTTTTCATATCCAACTCTGGAATGAAACCAGTTCTTTGTGGTTTTGCATCCTTATTCAAGAACTTTTTAGATGACTCACTCCAAGCATAATCAGTGGAAGCAGTGATAGGAGCATCACTATCTTTACCACCTTCAGAACCACCGATAACAATCTCTGTTTTTTCTTCTGATTCTTCTGAACCCTCATCATCTAAGTTGGCAGGGGCAGAAGGAGTCGAACCCTCATCTTCTGATTTGGAGTCAGATGTGTTACCACTGTCACCATACCCCTCTGATTCTTCCTTTGAACCTTCTGAACCAGAACCACTAGGAATACCATCTTCAGACTGAGCACCTCGCTGAGACATATCTGACATATCTGGTGATGGGTTTTGCTCTTCACCTTGCGACTCTTCGTTCTCTGCAATATACTCATACAGTTCTTTTGCGAGGTCTAGAACTTCATCTGGAGTTTTAGTCTGGTTTGCTTTTTGCACCCAGACTTTTTCCTCTTCTGAAAAAGGCACATCAATATGATGTTTGAAGTGAAGATTGATTCTGTCGATCAGATTGTATTTTGAGATATCCTGTCCAACAGTCTCAAAAAAGTTTTGTGCGATTAACTCTTTATAACCTTTATTGAAAACTCTAACAGAGCCAGGATACTTCTTTTGAACTAACTTTTCAATTCGCACATCCTCTAGGACGTTGACAAAAGAGAACTCAATATTTTCGTTACGAGCCTTTTCCAACTGTTCTAAAGGAGTCCACAAAGCATGACCCACCTCATGCAACGTCATCAAGTCTTGAATATTTTTAGACATCTCCTTCCAGATAGGAAGTGATAACTCTCTATTCTTGACATCAAACATCGCAGTGGACTGATTTCTGTGAACCACATGGATATCTTCTTCAGCAAGTAATTTTGCGAGTGTGGATAAATCTCTCATATAAACCTCTAATCTCAATTATGTATATATGCTAACATAAGGATTAGGGATTGTCAACCCCTCTAATTTGTTTAACTAAATCAATGATTTACATTATGGTTTTCTACCAAAAAAATGTATAGCTTGCGAATCGGGCGAATCACTTCTACTAAAAAAGTACCAACAACAATTATCTTTACCACTGGACTTACTGCCCTCTATCCACTGTACTCTACCGATACTTACCACTTTTTTCAGTAAAGGTAAGTATTCTATGCTTTGTTTAGTATGCATCCAGTCTGCATCAAATAATAACCATGTTGGTTTAAATGCAGTAAAATACTCTATCATGGGGTGTAATAGTTTTCTGTCCCACGGTGGATTTGTAATAATGTAGTCAGTTTCTAGGAACTCACTTGAACCCAAATCTCTAAAATGATTTTTGTGAATACTATCACTCTGTGGTTCAATGTCTGATGCCCAAGAACACCAACTTCCCTCAACCAAAGTCTCTATATGATTAACTAATGCACCATCACCAGCACATGGTTCTGCAAATGCAAACTCACTCGGCAGATGTGGAACAAGAGGTTCTACTGCTTGCCAAGGTGTTGGATAGAAATCTCTATCTACTCTCTCGTAATCACTTCTTTTACCCATCACGCAACATGACTAAAGTTTCTTACTTTTTCAAACTTAATTGTACTTCTGAATTTGTCTGCAAGTGCATCTTGTTTGTGACTAATCACAAATATATTTTCACCACTCAACGTATTCAGTATCTTTAAAAACTCGTCTGTCCCAGTTCCGTCAAGTGAACTGTCAAATATCTCATCTAGTATAAGTAGATTCGTATTCGTAGAGTTTTTCATTTTTGCAACAGCTCTCCATGTAAAGAGTAATGCAAGGTCAATACGCATCTTCTCACCTTCACTAAAAGATGCATAGGTAAACTCATCACGATATCTCGACTTGATTGTTTCCTCAAAGTTTTCGTCTAGTGTAAAGTTCACATAAAACTCCATAGACGTTAGATACTTATTGATAAGTTTATTCATAATCGGTAGATATTGTTTTATTATCTTTGTCTTAATACCTGTGTCCATGAGCATACTTCTTGCAGCCTCATGGTACACTTTGTCCTCTTTGAGTTTGGTTTTTTGTTCACCTACCTTTTCGATATCAACTTTTAGACTTTCTAGTTTTTCTATATCTGATTCTTCCACACCATCTTTTTTGTATTGTTCTATTTCAGTGTGAAGTTTGACATTGAACTTTTCTAGTTCGTTAATAGATGTATTCAACTGTGCAATACTTACTTCGTTTTCTCGCACCAACTTTGCAATATCTTTATATTCTTTTATTTTATCAGTCACCCTTGTCATTTCACTTGAGAGTTTTTTCAGCCCATCAGACAGTTCTTTTGATTGTTCTGTTCTTTGTGTGATTGCCTTTGTTTTGAAAGCTTCATCTATGTCCTGTTCACAAGTAGGACACTCATCGTTGTTTTCTAGGAACTCAATCATTTTAATGTGACGATTGTGTTTGTCCTTGAGTGTAAACTGAATGTCCTTCAACTTATCTTTTTTACTGGTAACTTGATCTTCACCGATCATGCTTTGTAGTAGTTCTTTATTTTTATCCTCAAGGTCTTTTCTACCACTTCTTCTTTTCGATAACTCAAAATCATTCTCTTTTATAGCATCTTGTTTCTGTTGAATGATTTTATCTTTGTTCTCTTTCATAGATACGATATGACTTTCTTGCATATCAATTTTTGATGACACCAAATCATATTGATGTTCTATATCACGAATGTCCTCCAGAATAGTTTTGATTTTCTGTTTTAGTATAAGGTTCATGGTTGAAAAAATTTTTATATCTAATATCTCCTCAACGACTTCCCTTCTTTGTCTTGCTTTGAGTTGCATGAATGGAGCCCAAGATGCACTGCCTAATATTACAACCTGTGTGAATGAACCATAGTTCAACTTGAGTATTTGTTGTTCTAATATCTTTTGATAATCTCTGACATTGGCTTCAAGATTTAATAACTTGTCGTTTTGATATATCTCAAACTTGTTTGGTTTGATACCACGAATAACTTTGTATTGAACACTACCGATAGAAAACTCAACCTCAACCATAGTGGAACTATTGTTGATAGAGTTTACCATTTGATTTTTACTGATTGATCTGAAAGGTTTACCAAACAATCCAAAACACAATGCGTCAAGAATA